TCTGGTTCTGATGATTTCGATACTAATAATTTAACATATAATATAGTAACACCGCCTACTAGAGGCACATATACCATTGTAGGTAATATAGTAACTTATACACATACTTCAACACAGATAGGTTCTGATTCATTTACGTTTACAGTAACAGATACTGCAAATCAAACATCTGCACCTGCTACTATAATTATTAATCCAGAGAATTCTGCACCAGTTATAACTGCAACTAGTCCAAGTGTTTTTCAAAACACTACCGGTACGTTTATTATAAATGCAACAGATGCTGATGGTGATTCAGTATCGTTTGCACAAATAACTGCAACACCTAATGGAACTATATCATTTGTTCCAAACGATAACACTTCTATAAAAGTTACATATACACCTAATGCAGGTTATTTTGGCACTGATAGTTGGATAATTAAAGCTATTGATTCCAAAGGTGCTGAATCTGCGCCAACAACTATTAATATTGCGGTTGAATATTCTCCTATATTTAGTTTTAAGATAAGTTCATTTGGTAGCGATCCTGATGTAATGTGTATTGCTCAAACACCGACGATTGGATACGGTAGCACCACACAAGCAAATAATGTTTCTCAGTTATCTGACGGTGATTCTATTTTTTATGATCCTGCTTTATTAAATAAGTTTACGCCACCGAACGCGACAGATGTGTATATTACAGTCTCGGATATCGATAGTGTCGCCAATGGCACCACGAGCGTATTAAAAATTAATAATAGTGGTCAAATTGCAACTAATGGTATTATTCCGTGTACTAGTTCAGTGAACTCTAGTTCTACTGTGGTTTTGTATGCAACTAACACAATAACACATTGTGCCGAAGATTATCAAGAAATAACATTATGGTATGACGGTACATCTCAAAAAACGCTTGCTCAATTAGTAGCTGACAACACACCGTTGTTTATTAGTAAATATTATTCAGATCTATATACGAGTACTGGAGGTACTAGTACCATAGGTTTAATTGATAGCGGTATTTACAGCGAAACTCCAGCCGGTTTATATTATAAAAGGTCTTTGGTTAATGATTGGGGTTTAACTTCTAATGGCACGCTTGAATGGTTTTGTGAAGAAGATACTATTAATATTACATATAGTTTAGAAGGCGTTAAAAAAACAACATTATCAGATCCTACTATAAATAAATTTTGTAATGGAGTTGCTATAGGAACTACTTTATGGTATGTTAGACCAGATGGTGTTGCACCATTTACTGATCTTTTAGGATTAGCTCAATCTAATACGCCTATTTATAAAACGGAATTAGGGGCAACTAATGAAGACCAATTGGATTTATTTGAATCAAATGTATTTAATGACGGTTTTGGCTATTTAATTTGGGAAAATCCAGGTGATGGTGCTAATTTAAAATGGTACGGTTATGACTCAAGCGGACTTACTGTTTCTGGATCAAACATAGTATCCAGGGGTCAGTGTTCAACTTATATAAAGCCCAATATAACTAATAATACAATATCTAGACCGGAGCCTAGTGTAAATGATGTAAATGTATTTTATGGTTTTTATTCATTAGATCCAGAAATAGAAGGACCAGATGCTGGTAATAATACAGAGACTTTATTCTGGCCGATATATGTCATCGATGGCCTACACACAAGCGTTTCTAGTGATGCTGATAGCTATATAAAAACATTTATTGATACTTTATCATTTGGTAATGTAATTAAGACCAGCGGCTTTGATAGCTGTTTGGAGTATAGTGTTAAAATAATCGCAGAAGATATTGACGATGCTGTTACTCTGCTTAAGGATTCGGGTATCACATCTCAACAAAGACCAGTTGTTTCAACTGGTGTTGAAATAGGCCTAAGTAGTGAAGTTAAAGTTGATGTGTATGAAAGTACAGCATCTAGTTCATGTATTATAGGTGATAATTCAAAGATTAAAACTACATATACTTTCCCGTTTGTTGAAGGTTATGAAACTGTTTCTGCTGGACCAAACTTTAAAACAGAAACTAACTATAAATTAGACCATGTAGCTAAACCTCTATTAAGAACTAACCCTAAATTATCAGGTAATGTTAAACTCGTTACGAGTTCAGACGGTTCAGTTTATATGGAAAGTATTAGTGCCAGTAAAGATTTAGCTGGTATAAAATACAAAAAGAGTCCAATAAATCCTAATGGTAATTACTCAACTGATGTTGCTAATTTCTTTAAGAAAAATGGCACAACATCTGATCTTGTTTATTTAACTAAAAGATCTGAGTCGGACTTAACGGTATTAGATTCTTATAATAAACAAATAGAGGAAGAGTATCAATATGGTACTACATATAATTATTCTAAAAACTACGATGAGAGTTATAGAATGTTTGCACCTATTTGGGCTGATAATAATATGCCAAAGAATTTTGTTATATTTAAAGTTAAAAACCCAGGGGGTGTTGATGCATCTGGTGTTACTTTAGATAACGTTAATAGAATTCAAGAGATATTAAGGAACGCTGAGATTATCAAGACTTTTGATTTATCTAAAAAATCAAACTTGGGTAAATATATTAGGTCACATGTACAACAAGAGACATTCCCTAAATCACCTATTACAGTTTCGTTTGGTAAAAATGAAATTACTAACTATAATGGTATTGATCTATCTTCTGGTGAATTAACTAGTAAGGGCGAATATATCTACAAAGATTTTATAGAGACTGATAAAGCTTTGATTGAAGCCAATGACTTTATCACAGACGGTTTTAGAAGAAACAATATTTTATGTGCTAATCTTTTAAACTTAGAATTTTTATTTGATGATAATGATTCTGGTGATTATAGCATTAACAGGTATTTCGGTCTTTATGTGGACGATATAGATTCAGGTTTTGGTGAAATAAGTTCAATATCTAATAATATTGTTAAATTTACAGAAGTGACGTCTTTAGTAAATCCAAATAAACCAACAACTGCAATTCCAACATATAAACAGATGAGTACTACACCAACACTTGGTTATGTATTAATCAATGGTGTGTACTACAAGATATCTAATTCAGGTCTTTATGATTCTTTAAATCTAGAAGTTAGAATTGATGATTCTACTGGAAATATTCCTAATACATTAGGTATATCACATACCGGGAAATCTGTTGATCTAATAAAAAATGACGAAAGAGGCTACGATTTTGTTAAAATGTCTATTGTAGATGTACCCGAAAGTAACGATAAAATTGCTGTAGTAGCATCAAGAGAGGAGTCTTATAAATTTACTTTTATTAAACAAACAGCCGGGGAACTTATTAATATTCAATTAGAAGATTCACAAGGAACTCACAGTTTATTTGATAATTCTTTATTGTTAGGTTCTACGCTCGAAGAAACTGCAGGTAATATTGAATCGGCAATAAGCGATCCAGGTAAAATAGACATCTACAGACAAACTCGTACTGTCGGTAATTACCATATTGGTTTTGATTATCAATCACAATCTATTATTCTAACTGAGGTTGAAACAAACCTAGGTGATCTGAATATGGTGGTAACTGGAGCTATAAGTTCTATTATAAGAGTTGATCAAATTCAAACCAATATTAATATTCAAAACAGAACGTATTCTGCTAATTATACTTTGCCTAAAGGAACTTATAGCGGAAAATTCTTCTCTAACCAAGGCACATTAGGTGATATTGCTGCTGCTTTAGCTGGAGTTATTCATGCAGATAATAGTCCTTTGGATGCTTATAATATTGGATCTGATCTTTGGGTTAAAGCTAGAGTTCCTGGATATAGGTTATTACAACATACTGTTTTAGTTAACAAAGAAAATGTAATTGATTTTATAGATGTTGACAACATTGATTTTAATAATATTTTAAAATTAAGAAAAGGTGCGGGTTATATTCTTTCTAAGTGGGATGCTCATTATTTAAACGGAGGTAATTCTACTAGTAAATCAGTTTACATAAACAATACAACATTAAGTGAAATTTCAGTAGGAGATTATTTAGAAACCAAATATGATGGTATATTTAATGAAGTAATAGATATTGTAGAAGATGTAAGTGTACCTAATTCTACTAGATCAAAATTAATACTAAGCTTAAAATCTGATATTAAAGATGGAGAGGCTAGAGTATTTAGTGAAAATATTGTAAAAATTGGTTTATTTTCAGCATATAACATATATGATATGAACTTTGACTTTTATGATACTGCTAATTCGGATCTAAAAGAATTAGATTATGAAACTAGAGCAAATATTGCATATGAACCATATGAAAACACTATACTTAATATTGATCCAATTACCGGGGAGTATAATACGACACTATCTGCTAATGATATTTTTAGCGATAATTATTCATTAGAACCTATTAATTATTTCTCTAATTTATCTGGTATTTTATCAGAAGAATCTGTTGATGATATTTCTGCTGAAATTATAACTAGTGAGTTTGATAGACTAAAAGAAAATCAATTAAAAGAGTTTGCTACTAATTCGAGAGTAGTTCCAAATATAAACAAATGGGTTTTAAAAGATTCTTTAACAGTTAGAGATCAACCTTATTATCTAAATACTAACGAGGCATTCGGTAGAACAAACTTCTCACCTGATTTAAGTGCCACTGAACGCAGTAAAGATGATATGACACATGAGTGGTTTTACATGGAGAAAAAACCTAGTTATTTAAGATACGATGAATTAAACAACACGTTCTCATATATTAATTTTATAGAGGATTTTGAATTAACTCCAAATTTATTTAAGAGTACTAAGAATAATTATTTTGATAAATTTATGATTACCGAAGGATTTGAAAAGAATCTAAGCGGTGATGATATTCAGGGTATTTATGATGCGTTCGGCGAGTATACCAAAGGTTATTTAAACCCAGATGATATTAACAATACGTTTTTTAAGACTGACCTTAAAAAGAAATATACTTTAATTGACGGCGGAGATACCGATGCTTTTGCGAGTACTATATTTAAAGGTTTAAAAGTTGTCTTAAAAAATAGAAAAGAATTTGCCAATAAAACAGCACTAGACTTTGTAAAAAGTAGTGAGTTTAACGGATATAAGTTTAGTATTCTATTAAAAACTAATAATGATGTTGCTAATAATGATGTTGAATTTGAAGTAATACAAAATAAAAAGTTTAAGTTTGTAATATTCTTCATTACTTTAAATCTTGGTGATTACTGGGTTAAAGGTAATATGAACAGAAAACTGTTATATGAATTAAAACACAAAATCATATACGATGGCGCAATAGAAGATTATACTTATGCTAATACGCCATTTGACGGTGCATTAAGTTGGAATACTGCAGATTTTTCTAAAGATTCACCATATACGATTAATGGTATAAATCATTTTGACGGAAGTGTCCCTGATTTTGAAAATCAAATTGCTTTGGGTGAAAACGGATTGTATGGTGATGTATTAATGGATTTATATCCAACTACACCTGGTAATACTATCTATAAGTTTAGAATATATTCTATTGAAGACTCAAATACCATTAAAGTTGTTGGACCTCCGGTTAATGTAAACGATCCAGATGATGTGTTAGACGTGGCATATTTGCCTAATAACATCCAAAGAAGAATAAAATATTCATATGTCGATGGCGGTACTAATATACATGAAACTGTTTTAAATAAGATTTCTATAAACAGTGTAGCCAATATGATTAACTTAAACGATGATAGTGTTACATATACTACAGTCGAAGAAGATGGTACAATTAATAATAATAGATTTACTATTAATTTTGAAGATGGTACTGAAATAGTTAAATATGCAACTCTTTTCGTAGAAGAAGATAATGATAAACCCAAAAGTTATAAACTATTTAAAGGTATTATCGGGTATAATTTGACTAGAGAAGATGGCGCTTCGTATTATCCATTCTTAATTAGACATGCTGGTGCATATACAGTAGATTTTAGACCAGTTGTTACGTTTACAGACATGTATACTCACTTTAAATCTAATAGAATTCAAGCAAGCGCGGATCAAAGAGAAACTGGTTTTGAATCAGTATTATACAAACATTCTCTTACAAATGGTTACGAACTAACTACTGCTAAATCATATTATGAAAGATATAATCGATGTGGTACTACGTTTAATATAGGGTTTATACAGGACGGCGGAACTCATGACGGTGGATGGGGATTGATTAAAAATCATTTTTATCATAAAATAAATGAAACTAATCCCACCGGTATTACCAAATTGTCCGAATCTTCTGATAAATTACCATTATATCCATTGATCGATGAGATTGCAATTTCTAAAAAAGATGTTAATGTATTTAGATCTTCATGGGATTTTGGTTACTATACTAGATCTCTTTCGGGTGGAAAAAGCGAGGATGTTCCAGGAACTGTAGACAACACAGAAGAAAGATCTTACTTAGCATCAACCGCTATGAAAGTTAAAAATGAATATAATCTTATTTCATTTAAGTATCAAACTATATATAGTAAAGAAAAATTAGATGAAATATTAAGTAAGTCTATAAACGAAGCTGAGGTATTAATGTTTGAAGATGAAGATGAAATTATTGCTGATTTTTATGTAACTGATATTGCTACTAGAATTTTAAGTGCAGATGGTATATTAAATGCCATTAAACAATATGTAAGTGCACAAAACTCTGCAGGAGACAAGACTACACTGAATGACGATGCTAATTTTTATATCAATAAAAATATTATATCACAATTTGTTGTTGATTCTATTCAATTGTACACTAAACGCTTTAAGGGCAGTGCTTCTAGTATTGTAAATACAGAAAATATTAATTTAATTAGTGGTGGAGGATTTTCCCCTGACAATAATTTTACTTATAAATCGCACAAACAAAAGCCTATGAATTTTAGGTTGATATATAATAAAAGATTAGGATATTCTTACGACATCAAACCTATGATAAAAATAAAGTCATAAAATGGCAATTAACATTCAAGAGATATTACACCCAAGCGATTCGGACTCTATAAAGTTTGAAAAGATTAATTATAATTTTGATCAAACCTTAGCAAATGGCGGTGGACCTGCTGGGCCTAAGGGCCTGAAAGGTGATCAAGGTCAAGTCGGTTCGACAGGACAAAAGGGTCAAAAGGGTGAAGTTGGACCAATTGGTGAAAAGGGTGTAGCTGGCTCGACTGATAGTCCATGGCATACTGTTGAGGTAGATACAAATAATGATGGTAATAATGAAGTTAGTATTCTAAAACCTAAAGTTGGAACTGATCTAAATATGCCAATTATATGGCTAGGTGATTCTGGTTTTGAAGAAGACGTGACCGATGGCGACATAGACACTAATGCTAGACTAAATATTGGCAGAGATGACATTTTTGAGAATTATGTGAAATTACGCCACGGTATAATAGGTGGCATTAATAAAGATTTAGTATTAACTAGTACTGTTTTAGACGGGTATACTAGGTTTAATTGGCAAAATGCATTTGGCAGTACTTTAATAGAATATGGTGTCAATACTAATAAGATAACTTTAGTTGCTAACAGTTCTTCATTAAACTTAAGTGGAAATTTCGTAAATATAAATTCTTTAGCCAATACAAATATAAAATTGTCAACACTAGGATCAGGTATTTTAGATGTTGATATTAATGCAGAATTTAAAGGTTATTTAAGATTACCAGCTGGGACAACGGGTCAAAGACCTACGGTGCCTCAAATTGGTATGATTAGATTTAATACTGATTTAGATATTGTAGAGGCTTATTATAATAATAGCGGTACACCTGAGTGGAGAGAACTATGTACTGATTGTGGCACTCCAGTCGGTGATAGTATAGGTATTGTTGGCGATGATATTGTGGCAAATGCTGATGGTTCACCTGCTTCGAATACTATTAGTATTTCGGGTGGCAATATTGATGCAAGTGCAGATGGTAGTCCAGTTAGTTCTGCGGAGTTAACAATAAATGGATCCAATTATTTAGCTGCACAATATAACACACCAACAACATTATACTTAAATTATGCAATTGCACCTACTGGTGTAGATCCTACTTCTAGTAATGTGTCTGTTGACCAAGCCGGTTTAAGTATTACAATGGAACCGAGTCTTAATAGAATAAAGGTGATTACAAGTGCATCAACACTTGGAAAAGTGTATAAAGTAACCGTGACGCACCCTAATGATTCTAATGTTAAAGTAGTATGGACAATAACGTTGGTTAATAGTGCACCAACTCCAACGCCAACTTCTGGTTCCGGTTCTGGTGCAGGTCCAACTCCAACGCCAACTTCTGGTTCCGGTTCTGGTGCAGGTCCAACGCCAACGCCAACTTCTGGTTCTGGTGCAGGTCCAACTCCGACTCCAATTCCAGCAACAGCGGTATTAAATGGTGTTATATCTGATCCTGAATCTTTATCATATCCTGATGCAGTTGACGTATATTGGACATTGAGCGATATTGAAAACTGTACAGCCGTTACAGTGCAAACCTCACTATCACCGACGGGCCCATGGGGTAATAGTACCGGTAGTTGCACTTCACCTAGAAGATTACATTTTAGTGGCGCATGTGATACCACTAGATATTTTAGAATAATACAAACTAGGAACGGATTACCGGATGTTATATCAAACGTTTATACATTTACATTTGATGCATGTGGTGGCGGAGGCGGTGGAAGCTAATAAGCTAATATAAAAACAAGATAAATATAAAAACATAAATAATAAAATGGCAGCAAACGATTATACAAGAACGGTAAATATCACACCTTTAGGTACAGCTTATTCGTGGGATACTCCACCTAGCTGGATTACTATAAATCGAGTAGGTACTAGTAATGATTGGACTATCACTGTGTCGGCTAATTCTGGTGCAGCCAGATCTGCCACACTAACAGTTAGACATAATAATACAACTACTATTGATACTATTTCGGTTTCCCAAGCAGGTGGTACGGTGATAACACCAACGCCAACTTCTGGTTCCGGTTCTGGTGCAGGTCCGACTCCAACGCCAACTTCTGGTTCCGGTTCTGGTGCAGGTCCAACTCCAACACCGACTGCGACTTCGGTTCCGGTTCCACCAACTCCAACGCCAACTTCTGGTTCCGGTTCTGGTGCAGGTCCGACTCCAACGCCAACTTCTGGTTCTGGTGCAGGTCCAACTCCAACTCCAACGCCAACTTCTGGTTCTGGTGCAGGTCCAACTCCAACGCCAACTTCTGGTTCTGGTGCAGGTCCAACTCCGACTCCAACTTATATAGCTCCAACTTCAACAACTTATGTAGCTCCAACTTCAACAACTTACACCGGTGGCGGTGGCGGTGGCGGCGGATGTCACTTAACTGGTGATTTACTTACCTTAGCAAATGGAGAAACTAAAAAAGTAGAAGATGTTGTATTAGGAGACACTCTGTTGTCATTGGCTATTAATGGCTTAAGCGATGCAGAAACAATATACAGAGAGTTTAATGTTTCAGCTGCTAATTATTCTGATGAATACACTAGTGCAGTGGTAAGTGACATATATGTAGATACTTATTCTTCATATTATAACATAAACAACGGACAACTAAAACTTACATTAGAACACCCGGTTTTAGTTAAAACATCTGATGATACAGTTGTGTTTAAAGTAATTAAAGATGTCTTAGTTGGTGATAGTATGTTGAATCAAAATAATGAATGGGTATTAGTAAACTCTAATACGTTGGTTCAGGCTGAATCACCATTTACGACTTATGCATTTAATGTTGAAAATAAAGATGTATATTTTGCAAGCGGAATCCTAGTACATAACGTAATGAATGAAGAAGTACTTACTAAAGAAGACATGTTTAACCAACAATAATTAGAATGAATATAATTAAAAAAATAACTAACAATAGGAACACCCTTACATTTGTATTGGGTGCTCTTTTTGTTTTATTATTTTTAAGACAGTGTAATCAGACGGATAATTTAAAACATGAACTAGAGATCGCAAAGCAAGATTCCGATAGAAACTTTAATAACTATTTAGCTTCTAAAGATTCTGTTAGAACAATGGTGGCTGAGAATGGTAATTTAATTTCAGAGATCAGAAGCTATGAATTTGACTTAAATGATTTAAAAAATGATCAATCTGAATTACTAGGTAAATATAAAAAAGCACTCAATGTAAATAAGGACCTTAATAAGGTTAACACTTTATTATCTGCTGATATAGATATAAAAGATAGTTTGTTAGCAAGTACTACATCTACTCAAATAGATTCAGTGACAACTAAGTTAGACTTTTCTAAGTTTGATGATTTTGGAAATGGTAATTCTAGAAATTTAACTGGGAATATGTTTATTACTAGAACACTAAATGGATTTAATTACAGTGGGGCTTCATTTGACATAGATCAAAAAATAAGTTTATTAGCAGCTATAGAAAACGTAGGAGGTGCTGATCAATTAAAAATTTCAACATCGTACCCTGGATTAACTTTCAGTAATATAGAAAATATTAATTTAATTAATACTAGACTTAATCAAAAGCCTACTAAAAAAGGTGGCTGGGCAATAGGTGTTGGTATTGGGTATGGATTAAATTTAAACAATAATCAGGTAATAAGTACTGGACCATCAATAGGGATTGGCGTATACTATTCTCCTAAATGGTTAAGATTTTAACAATAATATAAATAATGGCACAATCATCAAGATATTTTTATTTAGATTCAGACATCTTACTTGAATTTATATACCACGACCAAGGTAATCCTTCTAATTATCAAATAGAAGTTGATGATAATGGTAGCGAGGTTAAATTCTTAGATACAGTTAAAGGTGATGCTTCTCAACAACGACACTTAATTAATGAATTAGGTAGTGCGGTAGTAAATTTTGATGTAACTTCGGTAAGTGGCTATTTGGCTGTTGAAAACTTTGCAGCGAGAACACTTTTACTACAAAATGGTAAAACTTATAAGTTTAATCTAAGTGCTTTGCCTAACCCAGAGTTGTTTACTATCGGTGGATCTTTAGGAATTTACTCTTATTCAAGCACAACTCAAATTGGACAATTCACACCAACACAAAACGGTACAGTTTCATATACATATGAAGGACTAAAGGGTGGTAAAGTAATTGTTGACACTAGAGCTAATCCTTTATTTGCAAGCCCTGATGAAAATACAGGTAACGATATTAACCAAACTATCGGCAGGTATCATGCTGTACAATCAGATAGCACGGGTACAAAATACGCTTTACTAGGCTATGATTCTACCGGTGATTATGATATGTTTAACTATATTAACAACAATGTTAATTGGGCAGGTGGAAATGAAACAGACCTTTTAAATTCTCAGACTAATGCAACTGCTAATATTAATTATATTAAATATGATAGTATTAGACTGCACTTAAGAAGTGGTTATAGTTTTTCAGCAAGGGGCTATGAAGGTTTCTTATTTCAAATAGGTGCTAAAAGAACTAGCGGTATAAGTAACTACCTAACACAATTGGTTTACTTAAATACTAGTAATTATGAATATGCAAATCCTAAACCTTTTATTTTAGGTGAGACTTTATATAGTAAATTCATTGAAATTAAAGTTCCAACTCTAATAGATCAGAATGCTGAATTCGAAGACTTATTTTATGGTGATGGTAGTATTGGTTCAAGTGATTTAGATCCAACTTCAAACTATAATGTTACTTTTAAATTAATCGATAAATTAGAGACTCTTAATGGTTATGATTATTTTATTACCGGTGAAGAGAATAGATTTACTATTTCGAGAGAGGATGAGTTTCAAGATTTCACGGTTGTTATAGAGGATGCTACTGATGGAGATTACTTTAAAATATACGGAGAGAAAGACAACTCTATTGGTAATTTTGAAGCATATATTTTAAATCAAATTACTTCAACATCAGATGATATAACGGTTTTATTTGACGTCGATGTGTTCGAAAACATAGGTACTACTGAAGTTAAGACTTTTCAAACAACGTATACACAATACGAGGACTTTAATACTCCTATTGTTTTTAGACCGGTTATTGTTAATAGCAACGTAGCATCTAGCTTTTCTATTGATGTAACTATGAAAATATGGAATCAAACCGATAATACACAGATTGTAAAGAGAGCTAGTTTATCAATTAATCAAGCTGCTAAGTATGGTAAAAGATTAAGTAAACTTAAAATTGATTCTCCGAATCAGTTGACAGAAGTTTATAATGTGTTACCACAATTAGCTTCTAGCAAAATTGTAGCAGGGATATTCACAGACAATTTACCTAGAACTGTAAAATATGTACCGGCATTTGTTGAAAGACATAATGTTATTGCTTCAAGTGCTAAAATTCAATTTGATAATTCTAATGAAAATATCATGACTCAGAGTATTACTGAGGTAGACACGTCAGCTTTTAAATCAGAAGGTGATCTAGTTATTAATATCCCACCGTTTACATCTTATTATAAATTTGTAATTGCTAAGAAAAAAGAGGATGACGTTGAGTTGGTTTCATTTGAAAATGCTGAACACTTAGTTATGACATTTGGTGATGGTAAACAAAAATTAAAATTCAATCACATTTCTAATAAAGATATAAACATGGGTGAAGGTGAAGTACTTTTTAAAATTAGTGAAGCTAACGCAAACACTATTAGAGGTATGAAGAACTCAACATTTTATATCAGTGTTAATAATGGCGTGGATGATACAATGATTTTATCTGGTAAATTTAATATTAACTAAGTATGGTTCTTAATAGTAGAAATAATGCATTTGATTTTAAATTCCCCAGAAAATTTATTCCTGAGGAAGTGGCACAGAAGTATAAGAAGTATTTGAATAAAGTACCCGGTGGATTATTATCAGAACCTATTGATTTTGTTAATTATAGTATTCAAGGTATTAATATTCCAGGTGTTTCATTTGATCCACTATCACAAGAAGATAATGATGGTACTAAAAGATATCATAGAGGTGCTTTGCCAATTCAAAATGTAGTTAATAGAGAATTCACAGTGACTATGCAGTTACTAGATGGTTTTATTAATTACTGGATTATGATGGATACATTATTGTATTATTATGCAAGGACAACTAAACAAACACATATAGAACCATTGACTCTGAGAATCTTAGATTCTGAAGGTGCATCGGTAGCTTATATGGAATTTACAGATTCAATTATGAATTCTATTAATGAACTCAATTTGAATTTTGCAGAGAACGTGTCTTCTTTTAATACATTTGAGGTCACCTTTTTTTACAATAGATTAAATCTAAGATTAGAAGTAGAATAAAAACGATATATAAAATATGAAAACATTTAATACATACTTAGTTGAAAATGCTGTTACAGAACAGGATATCAAACTTATTAACGAGGGTCTACAAGAAGAATGGACGCCTGAGTTAGAGGCTAAGATCGATGCCGCACTAGAATCATTCGTGTTAGAATATAAAAACGAAGATGGTACTTTTGATATTGAAAGACTTAATGAAGAAATTACAAATGAAGGTTTCTTTGGTTCAATTATTGGCGGTCTTACTGGTTTTGCTTTAGGTAAATCAGTTGGTAAGATGGTTGCTAAAGTATTGGGTATTGAAAAAGGTATTTTCTATGATTTATTAACTTCAAGACTTGTTGGCGCTGCATTAGGTGCTAGTCTTGGTAAAAGAATCTAAATGAATTTTTTAGCAGTAGACTTTTCTCTTAATTCCCCAGGAATTTGCTTATATAATGATAAAGGTAAGAAATATCATTTCATTAGTTATATAAAACCCAAAACAGGTACAAAGGCCGAACAAAAGCTTCAAGAAGAGATATCACTATTAAATGATGTTACTCTAGTTGACCAACCTGACTTTACAAATAACGAAACATTTTCAAGTGCTGAACTTCTCAAGGTTAAGCGCTACGATAGAATGGCAGATGACATAATAAACCTAGTCTTACAAAACAGTTTTGACGGTGATGGGTTTACTATTGGATTCGAAGGCACTTCATATGGTTCTAATGGTGGGACTAATAATATGATTGACATGGCAGCCGGTGCTGCAATCTTAAAACTTAAACTCTTAAAGACCTTAAACCCCGAAGACATTATGACCGTGGCTCCGACCACCATTAAGAAGTTTGCTGGTAAAGGTAATATGAACAAGCTTCAGTTGTTTGAGGCATTTCAAAGAAATGTGAATGAAGACCTGGTCTTAGCTAAAAGTCCTTTGTGGAAAATTGTGAAAGACCTTGAAGTTGGGAAGAAGATTCCAAAGCCGTTAGACGACCTAGTCGACGCTTATTTCCTAGTTGCCTTTATGGCGAACCCTCCAGCCTAATCTGTCTCTGACTTAAAGAACATTTATTATATGCTAGTTGTTCAGAATTGTTTCAATTTATTTAAAAAAAATAAAAATAAGCTCCAGATGAAACAAAAAGCAATCCAGATATATAATAAGTATACTAATAAACAGTAACAATTATTTAAAATGTTAGCTACAACTGAACTCATCCATCTCAATAAAGCCCTCATTTCGATGGTGCGAGAAAATAGGATCACAACAACTGAGCGTGAAGAACTACTCCACAAAGCAGGGCTGCTTAAGCTCGAGGACGGTAGATGGAAAGAGAACGGTAATAGTATTTTAACATTGACTAATAGTTGAAACTTTTTTTAGTATGCGATTATAAGAACTGAAAGTAATTTCAAGGTAAACAATTTAAAAATTTAAACAACTAAAAGGTATGAGTGATTCATTTGACATTTTTAACTTAGGTGTAGAAGACGTAGAAACGCACCAAGTACAAGCAAGTAGTTCTACTAACGAGATCTACAAACCAACCGCAGACGACGGTAAAGACGGAACTTACAAAGCATTAATTCGTTTTGTTCCTAATCCAGAAAACCCTCGTAATTCCCTAATCCAAAAATACGTACACTGGCTAACTAACTCAAGCGGTGATGGTAAACTAGTAGATAGTCCATCAACTGTAGGTGAGAAGTGTCCTATTGCAGATGTATTTTGGAAGCTACGTAAATCAGATTCAGCTGTTGACCGCAAGTCTTCAGAGAAATTGAAAAGACGCCAGCAATATTATGCACTAATCAAGATCATCAAAGATCCACAAAATCCAGATCTAGAAGGTACTTACAAAGTATTCAAATTTGGTTACAAGATCAAAGAGAAGATTGATGCAGAATTGAAACCAGACTTTGGTGAACCAACACAAGTATTTGACCTTTTTGAAGGTAAGAACTTTGAGTTGATTATTACTCGCCAAGGTGACTATAACAACTATGACAAGTCTAAATTCTCAGCAAGTAAATCAGCTATTATTATGGGTGATGTACCAGCAGAGCGTAACAAAGAGACCATGACAACAATTAAGGCCGAGCTAGAAGCTGCTCCTTCATTAAAGGGTTATGATTACCAAGCATGGGATGAAGATACAAGATCTTTCGTTAATGACGTATTGAGAATGTACATCAATCCAGGCAACTCTATCGCTGAGATGACATCGAGTGCTCCTAAAAAAGCAACACAATCGGCAACTGCGGTAGCAGAAAAGCCAGTGGAAGCTCCAGCAAAAACAGAATCAACTTCAAGTGTTTCATCTGATGATGATCTAGATTCTTTTTTGAATGACCTCGACATCTAATATACAACTTACTGAAGAGTTAAAGGATAAAATAAGATACGCACTTAAAGAAGTAGTATCCCAAAAACATCCCGAACCTAACAAGAAGCTACTAAAGGACATGCATGGGCGAATAACCCTTGCATGTCCCTATTGTGGCGATTCCCACAAAGATGATACTGCTAAACGTGGTAATATATTCTGGGACACATTACAATACCATTGCTATAACTGCAACCACCACACCAATCTTTATACTTTTTTAAAGGATCACGACATTAAAATGTCTAATAGTGATGACTCTTTTTTAGTTATTGACTATATTCAACAAAATAAGATACAGGTAAACCCTGAATCAGTTCTAAAACACCAAGGTCTTGCAGAGATCCATGATTTAGCAATTGATATTGATGATTTTAAAAAACATTTTAAGGCAAAACCAATAGTACCAGGTGACTGGATATGGTTTCAATTAAAGGCAAGATTGCTACACAATAGAGTAGATGATTTTCTTTATTCAGAAAGGGAGCATCGTTTATGGATATTAAACTTTAGTACTGATAATAAAATTATAGGTGCACAAACACGTAGAATGAAAGGCTATGGTCAAAGATACCTAACATATGATTTGCCTAAGATTTATGAAGAGATGGGTAAACCACTAGATATGACAAACGATGAGTTAAATAACTTGACTAAGATATCTACGTTATTTGGTATTATGCAATTAAACTTTCAGAGGCCTATTACAATGTTTGAGGGTCCATTAGATGCTAAGTTTATGACTAACTCACTGGCGTTAGCAACCGCTGGTAGATCAACAGATGATTTTGATGAGATACCAACAGTTAGGTACATGTTTGATAATGATGTAACAGGTAAAAAGAAGATGGCCGAGAAGCTCAAGAAAGGCCGACCAGTATTTATGTGGTCTAAATTTCTCAAGGAAAATAAGCTAGATACATATAATATTAAAGATTTAAATGACTTAATATTGAAATGTTTTGAGCTTAAAATCGACGCTCACAAAAAGATCGATCAATATTTCACCTCAAGTCAATTGGATCTATGGTACGTATAGAAGATATTAGTAATATGGTTGAAGACAACTTAGACGATTTTCAAAGAGATAGTGATAGATTTAAAGGTATGAAACTCTTAATTGATTTTCAACCATTAGATCTTACTGTTAATTCACCAGACATAGAGTTTCCAAAACCTAAATTTAAAAAGAGACAAATAATCTCTAAGTTTATTAAACCAGATCCTAACAAGAAATCATTATTTTAGTATGAGCAAAGAGAATATATTAGCATTAGATAGGAAATTAAGTAGTCAAAGAACAGAGTGGACCGATATTATTAAAGGACTATCTCAAAGTTTAAGAAACTTAAATACCATGGAAGAAACTATTGCTGAAGTTCTTTCTTCTCGCCAATCATTGGTCGAGCAGATATCGTACTTAAACATGAAAGTTAAGGAACAAAAGAATAAAGTTAATGTCAGATACCGCGAAGCGTATATCAGATATTATGAATACGATTACAAGTTAGGCGAAAAACAAAAAGAGAAGTTTATTGAAACTGACCTCGCCGACGAAAATATGATACTATCTCATTTAGAAAACCAAGTGGAATTCTTTAGAGACTCGGTTAAAACCCTAGATAATATGGGCTTTGCCATTCGTAATAGACTTGCATTAAAAGATCTATAACGAAAAATAAAAATGCTCTAACAATGTGGAGCTTAGTTTAACTGAAAACAAACAGTTGCTTCGTATTGATGCAGCAACTGAATTAGAATTAGAACAACTCAATATTTCTCTTAATAAGAGGATTGAGTCATGGCGTTTCAACCCCTTAGTTAAAAAAGGGTTGTGGGACGGCTATGTTTCCTATATTAAAGATGATAAGTGGATTCCTTCCGGTCTATGGAGAGAAGTCATGGGTATATGTAAGGACTATAAATTTGAGTTTAAACTTGAAGGTATTACAGAAATATTCGATACCAATATTAATCAAGAAAAGTTTACCGAATGGGCAATTGATTTCTTTGAAAAATCAGAAATTACCCCAAGAGACTATCAAATCGAGGCAGCATTTAATATTCTAAAATTTAAAAGATGTTTAAGTGAATTGGCAACTTCTGCCGGTAAAACCCTCATCTCTTTTTTAACAGTTGCGTATCTACTAGAAAAGCAAAAGGCAGGAAAAATACTATTCATTGTACCTAACGTTTCTTTGGTTGTACAAGCTAGTGAAGATTTCCTAGATTATAATTACAGAAATGCAATAGATATTAAAGTACAACAAATTTATAGTGGTCAAAAAATTAGGCCAGGTAGAAATGTTATTATTGGTACATATCAATCTCTTGTTAAAAAAGAAAAGGCATACTTCGAGCAATTTGACGCAGTTATTGTAGATGAAACGCACAAGGCAAAATCAGCCTCTATTAAAACCATCCTACAAAAATGTGTTAATGCAGAATACAAGTACGGTTTATCTGGTACTATACCAAAAGAAGGTACATTAGATAGACTAACACTTATGGCATACACTGGTCCATTAATCACAGAGATTAGTGCAAACTATCTACAAAATGAGGGCCACATTGCAGGGTGTAAAGTAAAAATTATAAAAATGGACTATGCTCCGCAATCAACTAAAGATGCGTTTAGAGAAATGTCACAAAACAGATATGAAAGCAAAGATGTTTTTAAGTTTGAGCAGAATTATGTTATCAATTCACCAGGCCGCCTTAACTTTATTACTAGTATTATTTCCAGAGTACGGGGTAATAGTCTCGTCCTTTTCCATCGTATTGAACATGGCAAAAAGATATATGAAAAACTTCGCAGGGAAAGTGATAAAACAGTCTACTACGTTGATGGGGGTATTGATCAAGATATTCGCGAAGAACATAAGAAAAAAATGGAAGCAGGTGAAGATGTCGTTATCGTCGCGTCATATGGCACCTTCTCTACAGGTATCTCGATTAAGAAAATACACAACATATTCTTTACTGAATCGTTTAAATCGGAAGTTATAATTAGACAATCGATTGGTAGAGGTCTAAGACAACATAGCTCAAAGGACTCTGTTAATATTATTGATTTTGTAGATGATCTATCTTCCCAGGACTGGGATAATTATTTAATGCGACATGCAAAAGAGCGCCAACGCATCTATAGAGAACAGAAGTTCAAATACGATATTAAAAATGTCGATTTTGAAGGAGATATATAATAAAATAATAACATATAAAAATAAAACAATAATATGCAAAAGTTAAAATCATTTGATCAATTTGCTACTGAAGTAAAGATTTCTCAAACTAGACACTTAGAAGAAGAAAAGATCACAAAAAGAACTAATGAAGCAGAGGCTTTCAAAGCGTTGTTATCTGAATTTAAAGTAACTTCAATCAAAGAGTTGACAGAAGAACAAAGATCAGAATTTTTTAATAGACTAAGAGGTGCTGAAATTAATGAAGCACTTACACTTATCGAAGAAGGCACAAGAGGCCAATTTGGTAAAATTGACAAGAAAGGTAATATCACTTCAGTTTATACACATTACGATTCTTATCCAGAAAACATGTTACCTATTATTAAGAAATCTTTTAAAAACGCAAAAGCAGTTGATGCTGTTATCGCAAAGGGTGATAATTCTGGTCTAGAAGATAATATTGATAAGATGAATTTTTACGGAGATGGTGGCAAACCATCTACAGGTAATATATCAAACATTTCAAAATATTTAAGAAATGTAGCTGATGGCGGAGGTGCTGAATTTGTTTATCTTTGGGACGAAGCTAACAAAGAATGGTTAATGGCAGATATTTACGGTAACGGTTACGATGAATTGGTACCAGCGTTTGAATCTGTTTCAGTTTCTGTAAATGAAGCTATTGCAGTACAATTTAAAAGAGATGCTAAGAAAGTTGTTACAGTTTACAATAACTTGTTTGCAAAAAAACTAACTGACTTGGGTGCAATGTCAAATGAATCAGTATTGGGATGTATTAAGTACTTATTTGAAAATGCAATGGAAGATGCTAACTTCTCTAGAGAAGGATTTGTAATCTCTAAAAATATTAAAGGTTCTATTAGTACTTTTGAAGTTAAAATGCCAGGTTTAGGTAACCACTTTATTAAGATCGGTGCAACTACGGTTAAGAGAGTTTTAGACAAATACTATTCTGATATTGCTAACGCATCTGGATGGTCGGGTATTGGTATCGTTGAAGGTACTGCATTATACTTAGAGCAAATCAAACAAGAAGCAATGGGTCAATCTTTATTGAATGCATTTAATGGATTCTTTAACGAAAGTCTTGTTATTGAAAACACTGATATTTTATGTGAAGCAACTGTTGAGATGGATGCAATGAATCCGGACGATAAAGACTTCTTAAAATTCTTAAAGAAGAATAAAGTTGAAATTATTGATAAGAAAATGGATGGACCGGGCGGTGGTACTCCAGTTATTACAATGCAAGGTAAAAGAAAAGATCTTGAAGCTGTTTTAGCTGATGAAGAATTAGGATGGGCTGATCCAGATCTAGCTGAATACATTGAAGAATCTAAAGTAAACGAAGCTGAAGTTAACTCTGATGAAGAATTTAACGAATATGCAATTACAGTTTTACAAAAAGCATTCGGTGATAAATTTGATGAGGCTAAAGCAAAACAGGTTATCGACGGTATCTTAGCTAAAGCTAAAGGTGATTATGGCATAGCAGTTGGTATGTTAACCAGCTCATTAGGCTAATAATTAAATTACAATATATACAATATGAAGATTTACCATAATTTTGAACAGTTTGTAACTGAGAAATTACATTCAAATATAAAAGAAGCTTTAATTTTAGAAGGTGGGGCAGCCGGACACATGGCACACCCGTTTGATGATAAGTCATTAACATTTGCAGACTTTAAAGCTCTTATAGAGGCTGGTTTAAGTGGTGAACTTAATTTTGAAGAAAACGCGACTGAAAAAACAGATGGACAAAATGTATTTGCAACTATCCAAGATGGTGAAGTTAAATTTGCTCGTAATAAGGGTGAGCTTATAACACCAATGGATCTTCAAACATTTAAGCAAAAATTTGACGGACATGCATCGGCCATGGTCGAGGAAACGTTTAAGTTTGCAGCAGAAGATTTAGCCAATGCGTTAATCAAATTACCAACTAAGGTTCAAGAAGAAACATTTGAAAATGGACTCAATTGGATGAATATGGAATTAATCTATTCTAAAAATCCAAACGTAATCTATTATGATAGGGATATCATTCAATTTCATGGTATAAAAAAGACAGATGGTAATGGTAATATAATTGGTGAAGATAATAAACCTGCATCAGTAATAGCAAAAGCATTAGAGTCTGTTAAAGCAAATGTCGGTAAAACATTTACCATAATCCCACCTCAAATAATTAAATTAGGCAAGGACCTTAATTTTGAAGAAAATAAAAATAAATTCATTAAGCAAGTTGAAGCGCTTCGAGACAGATATAATTTGACAGATGCTGATGAAGTTAGTCGCTATCATGAAATGTGGTGGAGAGAAACTATAGATTCAAATTTTCCAGATTTAACACAAGATCACAAAGAAGGTTTGTTATTAAGATGGGCATATGGTGATAAAAAGACTCTAAATTTAAGATCATTAGATAAAGAGTTAGGAAAAGATAAAGCAGCTATTATTAAGAAGTTCGATAAAGAAGACGTTGCTAAAAAATACAAAGAGAATATTAGACCGTTTGAAGATTTATTCTTAGAACTAGGTTCTATTATTCTAAAAAACGCTAGTAATTTTGTTGCTGCCTCACCAGATGCTGAAATGCAAAGATTGCATAATCAAATTAGAACTGAAGCTGATAAAATTAAAAAAGGGGGATCAATCGACCAGATACAAAAAGTTGAAGCTGAATTAGCTAGATTAGAAAGAATAGGTGGAATTGATTCAATTATGCCAACTGAAGGAATTGTCTTTGTTTATAAAGGTAAGACGTTTAAGTTAACAGGAACATTCGCTGCAATCAACCAGCTTATGGGTATTATTAAGTACGGAAGATAAACAATACAACATGGCTTTACAAAACTTAAGAACATATTTTGAATCAACTAATACCAATGACTTTTTGGCTATGTTGGACTTGACCTGCGTTGTATCTGAAAAGATCCAAGCATCTTCATTTCATGTCAAAAGAACCAATACAGGCTTTAACTATTATAAAAGCGGTTCTAAATATCAGATGGATAGAGTAGATAGGACCATGGTTAAATACTATGAAAATGGTATTAAATATTTTTCAACAATATTAAAGGAAGTTACTGAAGAGATGCCATTAGATTGGAAATTCGGTTTCGATTATATGTTGGATAATAAAACAGTAAGCATTGAATATGATGCACTACCCAAAAACCACTTAATCCTAACTCATATACAAGTATTAAACCCAAACGATCCTACTCAAATTAAAAAAGTAATTAGAGATCCACAGGTTCTAAACAAATGGGCAGACAAATTAGGCGTTCAGAGACCGCCAATTGTATTTGAAGGTAAACTACAGTCTAATCAAAAGGACGACCTCATCGCGCTTCTAAATATGTCTGATCAAGACTTTACAACTAAGTTCGAATCACAGTCATTTACAAGAACAATATACAACATATTTAATAACGGTCTTAACACTCCGGCATTAAACTTTTCACTAGATAAAGATATTGATGGATTAATAATCAATTTCTATGAAGGTAGAAATATCAAGAGTTTTAAGTTAGAGAGATTTGATAGAAAACCACAAGAGGAAAGAAGCCCATCTGACATGTATCAGATTTCAATTTTAGATCTAGTAGAATTTATTACTAACTATGACCTATCGGCTATTGAAATACTAGAAGAAGAGTCAGATCTTAGATATATTGAATTAATCTCAAATATATTTAACGCATATATTGAAAAAAATGCCTCTAAATATGTTGGAGCTAATTTTGATTCAGCGGATTTCTCAGACAACAAAGGATTTGATCTTAATCGTGCATTTATTAAAGATGAAAAAACAATATCATTAATTCAAAATAAAGTTTTAGCTGAGTTATTTAAAATTGCGTTAGGTAGTTTTAGAAAGAAGAGAACCAGAGAAACAGACATTATTAATACTGACTTGATGAACCAAATCAATGAAATAGTTGAAACTATAGAAGGCATTGTAATGGCAAAAACAAATGAAAATGACGTTATGACATTTAAAACATATTTAGTTAACCAAAAACTTCAACATGAAGTTAGTCCAGTTTTAGAAGGACTTACAGTTAAATACCCAGAACAAGGCAAAACACCAGTCAATATGTTTGTTGGTAGATTCCAACCATTTACACTAGGCCATGCTAAGGTAGTTGAAACGATTAATAAACAGAATGGTTATCCAGTAGTTATCTTTTTAGTTAAATCAAAAACTAAGAAAAAAGAGGATGCATTCTCAAGACCTTATGATGAAGAAACACAACTTCAAATGCTAAACCAACTTAAAGGTAAATATCCTATTGAGAAAGTTTACATTATTGATAGGGGTGCAATTGATCTAATGTTCAATACAATGAGAGCTGATGGTTACGAACCAGTACTTTGGGGAACAGGTTCCGATAGACTTAAGACTTATTCATATCAAGTTGATAAGCCAGAATATAGAGAAGATCTAGGTTGTAGAACTGATTTTGGCCTTTTTGAAATTCCAAGAACTGGTAAAAATATATCAGCAACACAAGTTAGAAATGCAATGTTAGACGGTGATGAGAAATTATTTAAGAAACTAACACCTAAAGAGATACACAATATGTATGGTGAATTAAAGTCTAAATTAGAAGACAGTATGGGTGTTTTGGCAGAGTCAAAATCTGTTATGACTTTCGATCAATTTATTAAGAATATATAAATAAACACAATATACCAAAATG